CGATTTTCACTTTCATCTTTTGTGCTACTTCGGATACATAACTCATTCGTCCTGCCATTCCATCAAACAACGATGTACCAATGTCTTTTATTGGACCTAACCACTTTTTAAAGATTTCAACCATTTTGATTATGACGTTGTTAAAAAAATCAGAAGCTCTTATTGCTTCGTTTAGTTTAACTAGCCAATCACCAAGTCTTGCCGTTACTCCTAAAATACCGTCCGATAAATCACCAGTAATACCGAACGCGGGTTTTATAGCATTAAAGAGTGCTATAAACGCTTGTTTTCCAATATCTAAGACTGCAAATACTCCTTTAAACGTCCGTCTTAGTTTATCGGCATTCTCATCGCTCATCTTAAATGTCTCGGTAAGTTTTTGAATTTTTACAGTGAACGCGTATACTTGTTCTCCCAATATCGGAGGGAAAATTTCTCGGAACGCATCTCTAATAGGTTTCATAACACTTGACAGTCCAGTGAAAGTATTCTTAATAATCTCTACTAATACCGGTGTTGTTTTGGTAAGCGTTGTGAAATCCATATTGCCAAGCGACGCAACTGCTTTACCACTCGCAAGCTCCATAAAATTAGATAGGGATACAAAAGCTGGGTCAATCGCTTTGTTGACTTCATTCACAACTCCTCTAAACTCGTTTAAGGGCGCTATTAGATTCTGGTGAAATGGTGTATAAAATTTTTCACCGATTCTCGCTAACGCAGATTTTACATTTGACATCGCACCCGTGAATGTTTCATTAGCGGCTGTCGCATGTTCTCCAAATGCCGAATCCATCGCATCGGCAAACATTTGAAAATTTATCTGACCTTTTGTAACCATATCACGAACTTCTGCTTCGGTCTTACCCATACTCTTAGCTAGTGTCGCAGCCGCATTGATGCCTCTGGCGGATAACCTTAACAAATCGTCACCCATAAGACGCCCTTGACCTGCTACTTTGGTAAATACGTTACCAACGTCTTCGTATGAAGAGCCCGCCATAGCAGCAACTCCAGATACAGCACGTAGCGATTTTCTCATGTCCTCGCCAGCACGCATTCCTGAAGCACCTAGTTGAGAAGCGACTTTTGCCGCGGCATCAAGAGAATATGCCGTACCGTCTACCGCATAACTCGCATCTGCCATTGTTGCCTCTACATCCATACCAAGCCCTTTAAATTGGAATTTGGCTTGCTCAATGTTCAAGGCTCTTTGTTTACCGCCTTCTGTCAAAGGTCCAATCATTGCACCTAGGAGTTTTTTTCCAGCATCCACAGCCGAATTGGTGATGTTGGATAAAACCGTTGCCGCTACTACTTGTAAGGCTGAAAAATGCGCTTGCATACCATCTAAACCACTATGAATCGGATTGAAGTTGACACCTTTCACTGCTTTGCCGACATTATCCAAACCGTTCGTGGCCCCTTTAAGATTTAGACTTGCTTTTAGCTTATCCAACGTAGACATACTTGTTTGGACGTTGCGTTCAAAGTGTTTGTTATCAAACTGCATTTCAACAATGCGCTTATCTATGCTTCTACTCATGCTTGGGTTACCTCCCTCCAGGCTGCATCTAAAATTCTATCGAAAACTGGTTGAATTGAAGGGTTGATATAATCCCTACCTTGTACCCAACCTCCGTTTCGCGTACCATGTCCGTATTGTAGAATCAGAGCTATCGAAACGCCTTTGTTAACGTTGCTGTTATGAAAACTAATAGATGCTCGACCTATTTTCTTTTCGATTTTATAAGACCAGGAGTTAGCTGTTAATGACGAATCAACTGGCGTAGACCCTGCCAAAGCGGCGACACCTTCTCGTCCAAATCTATCCAGCACATCGAATCGTGCCGCTTTTTCTACTTTTTCAAAATATAGCTTTGTTTTGGAGAAATCGCCTTTATCGTTAAATCTAATCAACAATCTCACCCCTTTGTTTTTAATCGTTTTTTTCTAGCAGCATTCAGTTCTGTATTTCGACTAATGATTTCGCTACGACTCATTTTCTTTTCCGGTTGATTTTTTAGTTCACACACTTTAATTAGCGTGATTAATCTGTTTAAATGCCACTTCTGACATTCAAACGGTATATTGTAAGCTATCATGCACTGATAGATAATTTCGTTAGTTATTGTCTCTCTGTTAGAAGTTCCACCTTTTGACAGTGACGAAAACGTCGTGGCGGTCATAGGTGCTTCTATGTAAGTATTGACTTGAGATAGGATATCGTCTGGAATGCACTTATATATCTCCGAATCTATATTTTGAGTCAATGTCATACATCTGATATAATCCAATATTTCTTCAGTCGTTTTATTATCTGGCTTAATAAATGGTTTGCACCATTTCGATTCCCATTTTGATAAGGAGACTAGAGAATGCTCCAAGCTCAACGTTTGATACTTTGTATTTACAAATTCTTGCTTAACTTCGTCCCATAGTTCACTCGCAGGTATTGTTATTTGAAGCATTTCTCCCCCCTAGTATTAATTGTTTAATTTTTCGTTATCATCACCGATAACCGATGTCTCTAAATTATTTCTAGCCTTAACGTCGTCCATGTTTGGCATAATACCATTAACAAACGCCGCCGCTGGCTCATTTTCCAATGCAAGTTTCATAAATAATTGAGAGTACGCTTCTGTTTGTGTAAATGCTTTTGTGATTTCTGCGGATTTCGCAAATTGTCTCCCATCAGCTGATTTCTCTCCATAAGCCTTTAAAATCAAATCCTTAAATAGACGAATAAGTTCAGGTGTGTTTTTAGCATCTATAATCTTTTGAATAGTATTTGCCAATCCCCCCTTAGTTGTTAACTCCATCTCCATTACCTCAGCCTGTGTTAGGTTGAAATAGAAGTCCTCTGTTCGTTCTACATCGTCAAAGTCTTTATACGTTATTGTTTGTTTTATCATCTTTCTGTCTCCTTTCGTAATAAAAAAAGTCGCCAGCTTACCTGAATACGACTTCTTTTTGTGAAAATTCTTATTGGGTTTCGTTCTATCCGAGAGCACCTATTAACGTGATAATTTCAGCAGGCAGTGGTAGTTTAGCCTTTGTTGCTGCGGTTCCATATAAAATATCTTCTAAGGCTTTTAATTTAGCAGCTTCCGTTTTTGTACTGTCAACAACTACTAGTGCTGTTGGTTTGAAGCCTGGAACTTGCACTGGCGTAGTGGTAACTGTCCAAGAAAACGAAATAGCATCAGGACTATCGTTGATTGTACTGTATCCTTTCTCGGATGGAGCGGCCAATGCTCCATATAAAATATGTAATTTATAACCGAGTTCATTTCCAACAGTATCATTTCCAACAGTCGTGCGATAACATAGTCCGAACGCTTGACGTCCTTGTTGTCCAATCGTAACTCCTTTTGCTACTTCCTTTGAACCGTCACATGCTTCGAATTCATCAGGATATGTATACGCTTCAATCGTTGCTCCGATTTCTTCCGTCGACATCAAGTTCAAATACTTGATATCATCTGCGTAAAGCGGAGTTGCTTCAGCTCCTGACGGACTCTCGTTTACAGCTGTAAGTCCATTCCAGGCAAATCCTTCAGGATAAGTACCATTTGTTTCTTGTGGGTATAGAACTCCTTGTTTAACCCCTGTCTCATATAGTCTTTCTCCAACCTTGTCCCATTCTAATTTAGGCATTTATTTTTCCTCCTTGTGTTTCTAATAGTTTAGTGTGAATACATAGTGATTTAAATTATCTGCTCGATAAGAATTGTCAAATCTACACATTGGTATTTTAAGTATCTCATCGACAAACGTGTTATCTGGATTAGAGTCTATTAGCGTTATAGTATATAGCCTATGCTTTCGATATTGATTGTCGTTCGCATGGTCGACATCTATACTGTTAAGTTCGTATCTAATCGCAGGATAACGCATCGTTATTGACTCTGGGGGTTGAAAATACACGTTGTTATTATTTAAAACATTTATTAATTCTGCATGTAGGTCTAATCTACGACTCATTGTATACACCCCCTATTGTCAATATTAATCTTGGGTATCTAACTTCTACTTTACTAATTTTCCATTTAGTACCCATAAATTCGATATAGCGCATGGAGTGAAAATTCTTATTGGCGTATGGGTCCGCTATTATACTCACCTCATTAGCGATGTTAATATTGTCGTTGAGTTGGTCTGTCGATCGGAGACTTCTAGTATTTCGAATTAATTCTCCAGAATACTTTCGTTCTTTAATCTGTTCCGTCCAAATGCCAATACTTGTTTCAACTGTGGTACCATAGCCTATAGACCCATAAAATTTCGCCATTTTGAATTTTCTCCTTCATTTCTACTCCGCTAACAATTCTAGTGAGATCGCAGAGTACGGTTTAATTAGCGCACCTGAACAACGAGTTTCAATGAGATACTTTTGTGCGTTGTAATCGATGTCGAAATCGTCAAACATGTTTACAGCGCCTCCTTTATCTGCACCAACGTTGTAATCTTTAAGGTTAACAATAATACCCATAAGATATACGTCTTTATTGTCTCCGTTCTTTCTTTTCAACCCTTCCATTACTGGAACAGAAACAATCTCTTTAACACGTAAAGCGGTTCTGAGTTTCTCCTCAGTTTCATAGATCACTCGTCCATTCCTATCTTCCAACAATAAACAATCGGTCAGAACATCTTCTGTTATATACAGAGACGGTTCGCCAGAACCCTTATACTCTTTACGAGCTTTGATTGCTCGGCGAATAAACGCTTTTGCTTTCTCATCAGCGTTAGCCGTAACTGGCACCTGCACGGTTGCTTTGATATTAAAAAGATCATCGTCAGTCCATATTGGACGAATGTTTTGTTCGTTAATCTTGTCGTCGGATGCCGCGTTTCTACCGTCACCAACTAAAATTGCGCGAGCAATTTCTTCATCAAGCATCATTCTCATTTCAGATTTAAGCCATGCAACAACATCAAAGTCTGTAATATCGACAATATCATCACGGTCTAATCTCTGTTTTTTGTAAATTGTTGTAGGCGTTGTGATTCTTTTCAGCAAACCGAAAACTTCCTCTTTCTTCATTTTCCCTTTAATGTAACCTTTTGCTCGTGCATCGTCTTCTGTAATATCTGCGACTGTCGATTTTATTCTGGAAAATGGTGTATGATGAGTTCCGCTCATAACTTTAGCAACCCACCCCATAGCCCTTTGGATGAATTCTGGTGTCGCTGTTACATTCTTAGCATCTGGGAACAAGAAATCAATATCTTCGATTCCGTGTTGTAAAGCCGATTCTTTTAACGTTCCATATCTCTTCACATCGTTAAAAACTTCTGCAATTTCAGCATGAGTTAAATAATTATTTGTATCCTCTTGTTCGTTGTCAAATAAATTGTGCTTCATTTCATTTCCTCCTTTTTCATCTTCATCTACACCGTCTTCTAAAGCTTCGCCTATAACCGCATACACTGCTGTTTTTTGTTTTTCCGATAACGTGTCAAATACGTCACTAATTGTTTCTTCTTCGTTCATATCGTTTTCCTCTCCTTCTTCGTCGTCTTGCTTTTTCTTTATTGCTACTTTTTCCGAATGCTCTAAATCTATGGTTTCATCCGTATAAATAACCGCTTCTTCTTCAGACTCCTCGCCATGGGCCATTACCCAGTCGATGTATGCTCCTGGGTTCGCGCC